CCAGTCCATACCTCCCCAAGGACCACCTCAACGGTCCCAGCCGGTCCCTGCGAGGGACAGATTGAACAGGATTGATAGGAGTATGTCCCATATGACTACGCCCCGTATGGGGGCTACTGAGCCTCGGCTACATACTCCGTACCTCGAGGGCCCAAGTCGCGGTAAAGAGATCGCTGAGCTTGCTGACTCTATCGGGATGCCGCTTTTACCGTGGCAAGAGTTCGTAATTAACGATATGTGTACCGTAGATGAAAATAATATGTTTATCCGTAAGACAAACCTGTTATTAGTAGCTCGACAGCAAGGTAAGACTCATCTTGCTCGCATGATGATGCTTGGCCATATGCTGTTATTTGACTCCCCTAACGTGCTAATCATGAGCTCTAATAGATCGATGGCTTTAGACACCTTTAGGCAGGTTGCCTACACCATGGAAAATAACGACTGGATGCGTAAACAGGTTAAACAGATCCGGTACGCCAATGGTACCGAGTCTATCGAGCTAAAAAATGGTCATCGCTTGGATGTTGTGGCAGCTACTAGAGACGGATCACGTGGGCGTACCGCCTCGCTCTTATTTGTGGATGAAGTCCGCGAGATCTCAGAGGAGGGCTTTCGAGCTGCAACCCCGACTACGCGCGCGAAGGCTAATGCCCAAACACTCCTGTGCAGCAATAGTGGTGATAGTTTTTCGACCGTACTAAATTCTCTACGTGAGCGCGCCATGTCATACCCTCCTAAGTCTTTTGGCTTTTACGAGTACTCAGCTCCCCAATTTGCGAAAATAACAGATCGCGATGCGTGGGCTATGGCTAATCCGGCGCTTGGCTATACCGTAACTGAGGAGGCTTTAGAGGAGGCGGTAGCTACACAATCTGTAGAGACCACAAAAACCGAATTACTTTGTCAATGGTTAAGCAGCTCTCAAAGTCCTTGGCCGCATATGGCGGTAGAGGATGCAGCTGATAAGGATCTAAAAATGTCACCCGGGCCGCTTACTATATTCGCCTTTGACGTTAGCCCGAGTCGCAGAGACGGATCGTTATGTATGGGCCAATTACTCGAGGATGGCCGGATAGGCGTTGCAGTCTTAGAGATCTTTCACAGCGATGTTTCTATAGATGAGCTCTTTGTAGCTAATGCCATCGCTAAGTGGGCCAAGATTTATTACCCTCGGATGGTTTGTTATGACAAGTACACAACAGCCTCTATCGCTAAACGCCTTGAGGCTAACGGCATACAGATCACCGATATCTCAGGGCAAAAGGGGTATCAGGCATCCGGGGACCTCTATGAAAGTCTGGCTAATAAGCGTATTGTGCACTCGGGGCAGGATGAGCTCGTAGCGCATATGGCTAATTGTGCAGCTAAAGAAAGTGATAGCTCTTGGCGTATCGTCCGGCGTAAATCGGCTGGCCCTGTAGATATAGCTATTAACCTTAGTTTTATCGTCCACGTACTAGCTCAACCGATGGGTCAGGCTCAGGTATACGTGTAGAGACACGCCGAGAGTAATCGGATTTTGTCCTTGACTTTTAGAGAAAATCCCTCTCATGGGATTACTACAAACTCTCGGATTTAAGTCAGCTGACAAGCCGACTATTGAGGCTCAGTACGCACCTGCCGTAATGTCTACTAATTACGGTTACGGATCTTTTAATACTGGCAATACATACGGTGTTAATTCAAGCGGTATAGATCGTAATTTTGCTTTACAGGTTGCATCTGTTAGCCGTTGTCGTAATTTAATTGCCGGAGTTATTTCAGGTATTGATCTAGCACTTTACAAAAAATCTACCGGAGAAAAATTAGGTTCGCCCATATGGCTAGAGCAACCTGATCTACGCCAACCTCGTAGCGTTACTATTGCGGCAACGGTAGACAGCCTCATTTTTTTTGGTCAGGCCTTCTGGAGGACGACTTCTTTATATGCCGATGACGGACGACCTAGCGGTTTTGAGTGGGTAGCTAATAACCGAGTCACTTACACTACAAATAAGTACGGTACAGAGATAGAGGATTACTTTGTCGATGGTATTAAAGTACCAATGGGCGGTATTGGATCTCTTGTAACTTTTCAAGGTTTAATACCGGGAGTGTTAGATACCGCTGGTACAACTATTAAAGCGGCTTACGATGTACAAAAGGCTGCCGCTGTTAGCGCTAATACACCAATGGCTACAACAGTATTAAAAAATAACGGCGCGGATCTACCTGAGGCGCAGGTACAAGGTTTACTAGCATCATGGAAAGCATCTCGCGCATCGCGTAGTACGGCATACCTGACTAGCACTCTTAGCGTAGAAAATATTGGCTTTTCACCTAAGGACATGGGCTACGTAGATTTTTCACAGTACCTAGCTACCGAAATAGCGCGCTCTATGAACGTACCGGCTTATTACATTTCTGCCGATATGAATAACAGCATGACATATCAAAATATTTTAGATGGTCGTAAAGAGTTTATGGCGTACTCATTACAGCCGTATATATGTGCTATCGAGGATCGTTTATCTATGAACGATATAACTAACGCAGCTAATCAAGTGCGCTTCGCTGTAGATGACTCTTTTCTACGTGCAGATGCACGTGAACGTTTAGACATAATTGAAAAGATGCTTAATCTAGATTTAATCGATGTAAACCAAGCTCGACAAATGGAGCAACTAACACCGCTAGGAGATACAAGTGCTACTAACGTTTAGTCAAGAAATACAAGCTGCCGATGTAGAGCGCCGGATCGTATCGGGCCTCATCGCGCCGTATAACGAGATCGGCCATACAAGCGCCGGCCCAATTATGTTTGAGCGAGGCTCACTTACATATGCAGATGCAACAAAAATTAAATTACTTATGCAGCATCAACAGGATAAGCCTGTAGGTCGCGCTATCTCTTTTAGTGACTCAACACAGGGCGTATATGGATCCTTTAAGTTATCTAGTAGCACTCGAGGACAAGATGCACTAGTACTAGCGCAGGAAAACCTAGTAAGCGGCTTATCCGTAGGGGTCGATGTAACGGCCTCTAAGCCAATGGGCGATTACCTGCTCGTTACGGCGGCGGTCCTCAAAGAGGTAAGCCTTGTAGAGAGCGCTGCCTTTTCTAGCGCCTCCGTTACTGATATTGCAGCCGCACGAGCAGAGCTCGAAGCAGCTACAAGTACAAAAGAAAAAACAACAACGATAAATACGACAATCGTAGAGATCGAAACCGAAACCGAAAGCGAGGAAGCTGTGACTACAGCCCCTGAAAATACACCGGATGAAACTCCGGCTGAAGTATCTGCCGAGGCTGCACCTGTTGAAGCAGCTCGCAAAATTATCCGTCCATCTGTACTCGATTCTCAAAGAGTACGTACACCAATTACATCTATGGGTGCTTACACAGAGCATAAGATTAAAGCGGCACTCGGTAACGAGGACTCAAAACTCTATGTAACAGCTGCCGATGACAGCTTCTCTACTAACCCTGCATTTTCACCAACACAGTACCTATCAGAGTTCCCAACAAATACACGTTTTGGTACACCTGCTATAGATGCTTGCTCACGCGGTACCTTGCCAGCAAGCGGTATGACAATTAACGTACCATCTCTTGTTACATCTGCTGGAGGCCAATCAGGCGTTGCACCTGTTGTAACTGTCGAGGCAGAAGCCGGAGCAGTACAAAATACAGGTATGGTCACAGAATATTTATCTGGAACGATATCCAAGTACAGTGGCATGAATACGCTCAGTGTCGAGCTTTTGGAAAGATCAGATCCTAATTTTTATGCAGAGCTAACTACTCAGCTACAAAATGCTTATCTTAAGACACTCGATACAACTGTCCTAGCGGCTTTAATTACAGCTGGCACCGTTGCTACAACAGCTCAAGCTGCTACATCTGCCGGAATTATTGGCTACACATCTGAAGCTGCTCGCCTTGTTTATGAAGCTACAGGTTATTTTGCTAATAACTACATCGCTAATGGAAGCCAATGGCAACTTTTGCTCGGCGCCTCGGATACAACTGGGCGACCAATTTACTCAGCATCACAGCCAATGAACGCTGCCGGACTAACTCAACCGGGATCAATTCGAGGCAACGTACTCGGCCTAGATCTCTATGTTGATAAGAACTTCGCAGCTACTACAACAGTCGATGACTCAGCCATTATTTTGGCACCTGAGGCCTTTACTGTTTACCAGTCACCAACAGCGTATATGTCTGTAAATGTTGTAAGCAACCTACAGGTACAGGTAGCGATCTACGGCTACATGGCAACTATCGCCAAGATGCCTAAGGGAATTATCCGCTACAACTTCACCTAAGCAATAACCCTAATAGTCGGTAGGGCTCTTAGCCCTTTGAGCCCTACCGGCCCTATTAAGTAAAGGAGTAAACAAGTGCCAGCTACATACGTCACCGAGGCAGAACTACGAGCTAACCTTGGCATTGAAAATCTGTATAGCTCAGATATTGTCGAGACATGCTGCCAAGCTGCACAAGATTTACTCAATCAATTTTTATGGTTTGACTCTGCACCTGTTGTAGGTACAGCTCTACAAAATAACGTAGCTACAGTTATGGTTGCTAACCCGGCAATCTTTAACACCGGCGACTCTGTAACCTTGAGTGGATGCGGCTCAACCTTTAACGGCACCTACACAATTACAGGTACGATCCCATGGACGGCCGGCACCACTACACAGTTTCCATCTATAGCCTTTAATACCCGTTACTTTAATTACCCTAACGGTTACAGCTTTATTCAATATGCCAAGGTAGCGGCTAACGCTAATTTTACCCGGGTATTGCCTTACGGTTCAGCTGTAGGAGCGGACACAAAAACTAACTCTTACGCTACTACCCCGGCCATACGCGAGGCTGCCATGATCTTGGCGGTAGATATTTTTCAGGCTCGCCAAGTCTCACAGACAGGCGGCGTAACTATTGATGGTTTTAGTCCTAGCCCTTACCGTATGGGTAACTCGATGATAGGCAAGATCCGAGGCCTTATTGCCGGATATGCAAGCCCTAACACGATGGTCGGATAATGCCAACCCCTATCACCACGCTACGTGCCTCACTAGCTGCCGCTCTAGCTAATGCCAGCGTATGGAGTACTTATAGCTTTCCGCCACCAACAATTACGGCTAACTCTGTAATCGTGGCGCCTAACGATCCATACATAACACCTACAAATAATACAAATGTAGGCATATCACCTATGGCTAATTTTAAGATTATTTTTAACGTACCGATGCTTGATAATCAAGGCAACCTAAACGGGATCGAAACTGTTGCAGTAGCCGTATTTAATAAATTAGCGGCCTCAACTATCGTAATGAATATTGCAGCTATGAGTGCGCCATCTTTACTAGAGGTACAAAGCGGCACGCTTTTAACCGCATCTTTTGACATCCAAATACTAACGAGCTGGAGTTAAGCATGAGCCTAACAGACGAGGACATCGCCTTTCTTATCAAGATAGGGCAGATTACCGAAGCACCTAAAAAAGAAAACAAAACAAAAGACACACCAACAGATAAGAACGAGGAGTAAATAAAATGGCAGTTTATATGTCCAATGGTGTCGTGGTAACTCTTAACTCTGTAGCTTTGAGCGATCACGTCACTAGCGCAACGATTAACCGTGTATTTGAGGAACTGGAAATCACGGCCATGGGCGATTCCAGCAGAAAATTTACAAAAGGTTTGGAGACTAGCACCGTGGCGCTAGACTTCCTATCCGATACAGCGGCAGCTAACGTCAATGCAACGCTGCAAGCTGCATGGGGTACAACAGTAGCTCTAACACTAAAGCAAACAAGCGCAGCAGTATCAGCTACTAACCCTCTTTACAGCACAACAATCCTTGTAAATAACACTACAGATATTAACGGCGCTGTCGGAGATATTGCATCTCAGTCAATTACTTTTACCTGTAATTCACCAATCGTAATTACTACTAGCTGATAAAAAAGAAAAGGGGCTAAACAAATGGCACGACTCAAAATAACAAGGGCTACCGGTGAGGTATCTGAGCATCAGATTACTCCACGTATTGAGTACGCCTTTGAGCTGTACGCAAAAAAAGGTTTCCACAAAGCCTTTAGAGATGACGAGAAGCAGAGCGATGTGTACTGGTTGGCTTATGAGTGCTTACGCACTAGTGGCGAAACAGTACCGATGTTTGGGGCAGAGTTTTTAGATACCTTGGCCAAGGTTGAGGTACTAGACGATCTACCTTTAGCTTAGGGCGCGGCACAGTAACCTATTTAATAGCACAGCTGGCAATTAGGTTGCAGGTCGCGCCTCAAGCGATACTCGAACTCGATACAGAAATGTTTAAGATGTTGATACAAGTGCTTAACGATCAAGCAAAGGAGGCCGAACAAAGTGCCCGTCATAGAACTCCGCGGAAACGTTGATCTGCGTAAAGCCTTACGAGCTTTTGCTCCTGAGCTTGAGAAGCAATTAAAGAAAGATCTAGCCGCGGCTATGAAGCCTGTAGTCTCTAAAGCTCGAGGCTTTGTACCGGCTAACTCTGACATTATGAGGGGCTGGCAGCCAAGGTCTTTTAGCGAAGCAAGGTTTCCCTTTTACAGTCAGAGCACAATTAAATCCGGCATTGTGTACTCAGCTACACCGGGCAAGGTAAACGATTACGGCTTTAGCTCTATGGCTAGGATTACTAACAAATCTGCTGCCGGTGCTATCTATGAGACCGCTGGGCGTAATGGTCCTCAGCCTTGGGTAGGTCCTAAAGCTGGAGGCACTAGCAAGGGAGTTAGTAGATCAGTAAACCGAGAAGCTGGCCAGCAATTTATAGAAAACCTGCCTCAATTAACGAGCAGCCTTAAGGGTCGAGGTCGTTTAATATTTAAGGCATGGTCCCAAGATCAAGGTAAAGCCGAGGGTGCAGCTCTTACGGCTATAGATGTAACTACCCGGGCTTTCAATGCAAAAGTGGCCGCTGGGCCTTTAAGTAGGGCCGCCTAATGGTATTACCTGTAATTAATATTGGCTCCAAGTTAGATGGTAAAGGCTTTAAGCAAGCCGATACAGCTACGGAAAAACTTACTAAATCTGTAAAGAAAGCTGGACTAGCCTTAGCTGCCGCTTTTAGCGTACAAAAAATTGTAGCTTTTGGTAAAGCATCGGTTAAGGCTTTTGCTGAGGACGAAGCTGCTGCCGCAAAATTAACTCGTACGGTGAACAACTTAGGACTTGGTTTTGATAATGTTCGCATTACTAAGTTTATATCGGATCTTGAAAAGACCGCCGCCGTATCCGATGACATTTTAAGGCCAGCCTTTAATTCACTTTTGACTACTACTGGATCAGTAGAAAAGTCTCAAAAGATGCTGTCCCTAGCGCTGGACGTAGCCGCCGGCAGCGGTGAGAGTGTAGCTACAGTTACTAACGATTTAGCCGCCGCATATGTAGGTAATACTAAAGGTTTAACAAAGTATCGCTTAGGTTTAACTAAAGCCGAACTAGCTGGCAAGAGTTTTAACGAAATACAAGATTTATTAAATACTCAGTTTTCCGGACAAAATGCTACACGCTTAGATACATACGCCGGAAAGATGGCCATATTAGGTGTAGCTGCCGGTAATGCTCAAGAGATAATTGGTAAAGGATTAGTCGATGCTATCTCCAAACTAGGAGACGATGACTCAGTAAAAAATCTAGCCGATGATATGGAAACGGCAGCCGAAAGGACGGCCGATGTTATTCGCGGTATTGGCGTACTCATTGAAAAAATCAAAAGTATCCCCGGTTTTAATTCTGATTTTGGAGTTTTATACGATATTTCTTATTTAGCTCTTTTGGAAAAATTAGGCAAAAACGATAAATTAATGCCTAAGCCTTTTACAACTCCAATGACTATCTCGGGCTCAACCGATAAACAAACAAAAGAAAATAAAGCCCGGGCCAAGGCCGAGGCAGATGCCGCTAAGCGCGCAAAAGAATTATTAGCCCTACAAAAGAAGTCCGCTCTTGCAGAAAAAAATAAACTTTCGTTATCTCAAGCTGCGGCCTTTTTTGACTCTCAGCGCATCTCTATTGCTGCCGCACTTAAGGCAACGTATGATGCGGAAACAAAGTTACGCCTTGAAGCGCTTATGGCTATTGAGGATGAAAACGGGAAGTTAGCAATAGAAAAAATTGAAGAGTTAGCAAGATTACAAAATAGCAAGGATATGGATCGCCTTAAGGGTATTACTATTATTAAGGATGCTGTACTAGGGGCTCTTAACGATCAACTATTAGCAGAATTAAGTAACATCAATGCCTCCGAGGAAGCAGAAGCGGAAAAAAATCGTTTACGTGATATTGCTTTTGGTAAATACAACGCGGCGATTACGGCGGCAGGTGAAGTAGCAGAAAAGAGCTATTACTCCGAACGTGTACAAATCCAGCTTACAGAGATCGCACGATTAGCATCTCTTTATAACTCGACTAACGCAGCTATTACTCTTGAGAAATTGCGTATGGAGGTAAGCCTAAATGTAATTGCCTCGATTAGAGAGGCACAAGCCGAGGCAGATGCAGAGCGTTATAGGGCTTTAGAGGAGTACATTAGATTATTACAAACCCTTGGACCTGATGCTGTAGGTCTTAGAGGCGCAAGCGCTGACTCTATCAATGCACTTATTGAGGGCTCGCAAGCCGAGTTAGATGCCCTAGCAATGGAGGCAGCGGCTATTGCGGCAATGAATAGAGCATCCGATTTAGTAAATAATTTGTATAACAATTTTGGAGGCGTACGCAGCTCAGCAAGTTTAGGCAGAAATACAAATACTACCGATTACTTTAACTCGCTAAGTAACTTTGCTCAATCTAGTTTTGGCGGCTATAGCCCAACCATGAACTCAGGTGCGGCTGGGACTGGAGCAGGTGGTAATTACAATTACGTTATTAACGTGAACGCTGGAGTTATTGGTAGCGAGCAACTTATTAACCAATCTGTACAAGAGGCACTACTAGCGATCAATCGCGCTGGAGACTCTACGACTGTGGCAGGTAACCTATGACAGTTCCAGTAATTAACGCCATTATTAACTTTTCTACAGGCCCGGCTTTCCCTCAAACAATGATTTTAGGAGCTGGCCAGTTAGGCACTAACGTACTAGGCGATGCCGAGAGCCTTATCGTGGATGTGTCTAACGTAGTCGATGGCATCACTACGACTAGAGGGCGTAATGCTCAAGCTGATCTCTTTCAGACTGGCACTCTTACCTTACGTATCGTGGATCAAAATGGCGATTTTAACCCTCAAAATGCGGCAGGACCTTACTACGGCTTACTAACTCCTCTGAGAAAAGTACAAATAACAGGCACATATGCCGGTACTGAGTATCCAATGTTTAGCGGATTTATCACTAGCTACACAACGACTACTCCTAAGATGGCTACAGATGTGGTCTATACGACTATCACAGCTGTAGATGCTTTCAGACTTTATCAAAATAGCCAGATCTCTACGGTAACTTTAGCCGTTGCAGGTGACAATGCCGGCGAGCGAGTAAACGCTATCCTCGATGAAATCGGCTGGCCTCCATCGATGCGCGAGATTTTGTACGGCGACACGATTTTACAAGCTGACCCGGGTAATCCACGTACGGCGCTGGCAGCGATGCAGACCGCCACTACCTCGGAATATGGCGCTATCTATGTGGATGCTCGAGGATCTCTCACCCTTAAAGATCGCGCATATTGCATAGACTCTCAGGCTTTACCTGTCACGCGGTTTAATGACGATGGCACCGATGTTAATTACTTTAATGCTGTATGGCGCCTAGATGATACTCAGGTCTATAACGAGGCAAGCATTACCCGTATCGGTGGCACAGCTCAAGTAGCAAGTAATCAGGCCTCTATAGATGAGTATTTTTTACACTCTTATAATCAGCAAAATCTAGTGATGGCTACTAATGCCGATGCTCTTAACTATGCACAGGCTTACGTAGCATCACGAGCTCAGACACAAACACGATGCGACCTTTTAGAGCTTGATCTTTATATGTCAGATTATAACGATGGCATCTTGGCAGCCTTAACTTTGGATTATTTTGATCCTGTCGAGATTACAACTAATCAACCTGGTGGATCGACACTACAACAGACTTTGCAAGTTTTTGGAGTAAAGCATCAAGTTACTCCTAATTCTTGGAAAACAAGCTTTACTACTTTAGAGCCAATTATCGATGGCTTTATATTGAACTCAACACTATACGGAGTGCTCGATACCTCTGTATTAGCTTACTAAGGAGCAAGGTTATGGCAGCTGGATTAGGTTTTAAGACCTTTACTACAGGAGAGGTATTAACGGCAGGTGACGTAAACGGCTACCTCATGCAAGGCGTATTAGTCTTTGCTAGTGCGGCTGCTCGTAATGCTGCTATTACATCTCCGCAAGAGGGACAATTCGCTTTTACAAAAGACACTAACGGCCTCTGGTATTACGACGGCGCAGCTTGGGTAGCCTCAGGTGCGACAGGTGATATTGAGGGAGTAACAGCCGGTGTAGGTATTACCGGCGGTGGTACAAGTGGCACCGTAACTATTACTAACGACATGGCTACAACCATTACAGCCTCAGGCGATATTGTAGTCGGTACAGGATCAGGCACTTACGATAATTTGCCTATTGGCACAACTGGACAAGTTTTAACAGCTGATACGACAGTATCGCCTTATAAGGTTAAGTGGGCAAGCGCTGGCACAACGGCTGTAACCTGCGTGCTAACAAAATCTGCATCACAGACTATTTCAGGAAGCACAAACACAGCCGTTACATGGAATACTGAATTGATCGATACAGATGCATTTCATAGCACCGTTACTAATACTTCAAGAATAACAATTCCTGCGGGTTTAGCAGGCAAGTATTTAGTACAAGGTAATATTCAATGGGATCAATCTACTGGTGCAAATACACGACCAATGATTTACAAAAACAATGCTCAATTTACACAAAATAGAAACGAAAACAGTATTGCTGTAAAATATGAAAACATAAGTATAGTTATGGATTTAGCCGTAGCAGATTATATAGAACTTTATGTCTGGCAGAATTCAGGCGGAACAAATGACATAACATGCGCAACTTCAGGCACATATATGAACGCCTGTACATTTCAAGCAACAAGAATAGGTGCATAATGATTACACTTACATTACCTAAAGCAATCAATGGGGATCAACTAGCCGAGGAATTAGGCGGCGCATTGGTTTGGGTCAATGAAGAAGGCTTAAACATTGAGTGCGATAAGTCCGAGGAAGAAATCAAGGCTATTGTTGCAAAACATAAGCCTGTTGATTTTACTGCAACAAAGGCTGCTGAAAAATCCGCACTTTTGGCCAAGTTAGGTATTACTGAGGATGAGGCGCGCCTCTTACTCGGATGAGTTTTCCTCAAGGCACACTCCCCCGGTTAATACAGGTTGCACTCGCTGAGGTAGGCGTAGCTGAGACAGGTAATAACGAGACTAAGTACGGCAAGCACATGAAAGCCGACAAACTCCCATGGTGCGGATCCTTCATTGCTTGGTGCGCTGAAATGGCCGGGGTCGATGTGCCTAACGTGGTAAGCACTCGCGCCGGGGCCGATGCTTTTAAGAAAATGAACCGCTGGCACACAACGCCTAAAATCGGTGATCTAGTCTTTTTTGATTTTGTCGTAGATGACAAGACCACAATTAACCATATGGGCCTAGTGATCAGATGCTCTGAAAAACAAATAGTCACCATCGAGGGCAATACCTCAGGAGCAAAAGACCAGCGTAACGGCGGTGAGGTAATGGTGAAATCTAGGAGCCTTGGCCCTAGGTCTTTTATAGTCGGATATGGTCGACCAACCTATGAAGCGTTTACGGGTGATCTGCCCGAAAGACCAAAAGGAGAAAAAAATGCCAACTAGCGCACAAGTAACAGTAGGGGTAACAGCTACAGTATTAGTAGCGGCCAATATTGCCGACCAGACCGCCTATTTACATAACTCAGGCGGCGGCGCTGTCTATATTGGAGATGCCAACGTAACTACAAGTAACGGCTATAAATTAGATAATGGCGATAAGTTTACTTTATTGGTGGGAGATCATGAGGCCCTATACGGTGTCACCGCATCCGGTACTAACGTGGTCGGTGTATTAAAACAAATTAACTAAGGGGCACTTAGGAGCAAGAAAATGAAAGAGCAACTTAAGGCGGCAGGGGTTTCATATCTCAGAGCTGCTATTAGCTGTGTAGGTGCTTTGTACCTTGCAGGTATTACCGATCCAAAAGTACTAGCTAACGCTTTTATCGCAGGTCTTATTGGGCCAATTCTTAAGGCCTTGCAGCCGAGCGAAAAGCAATTAGGCCTAGGGTCTAAGTAATGGAACAGGCTCAGCTCATAGTCGGTATAGCCGTAGGCAGCTGTACCATTTTGGGGCTATGGGCTGGGCTTATCCGTAGGATGGTTAAGTACTACCTGTCGGAGTTAAAGCCGGATGGTAATGGCGGCCATAATTTACATGGCCGAGTCGAGCGTATCGAGAAGCGAGTGGACAAAATTTACGAGATATTGCTCGAGGATCGATTAGCTCGCTAGGCGTGTCGTATTGCCTTTTGTCAGTACTTACCCTCATACTTTTATTACAACGCTGAGAGGGCTACTCGGTAGCTTAATCGGCCTTAACAAAGGGCGAACGATGAACAGTTTAGATATATTGATAGGGCTTGGGGCGTGTGCTTTAGGCTTTTTGTTTATGACTATCGGCTACTCCATAGGCTTTAAGCATGGACATGGTGAGGGCTATGTACGAGGCCGGGCCATTGCTCAAGCACTTAGAGATAAAGAGTTGAGCGCATGAGTTTTTTAGATAACTACGAGGATGTGAATACTCGCATCAAGCGCTTTAGAGCTGAATACCCTGCCGGGCGCCTTGTCGCCTTTATTGAGGATGTAAACCTAAAAGAGGGCTGGATCCTTATTAGAGCTGAGGCTTATAAGGAATATGAGGATCATCTGCCAAGTGCTATCGATTATGCCTATGGCAACGTAGCAAGCCTGACTCAGAATATGAAAAAATGGGTAGTTGAGGATACGGTGACAAGCGCTTACGGACGAGTCATTGGCCTGTTATCGCCGAGCGAAGGTGGACGGCCTACTAGACAGGATATGCAGCGCGTGGAGGCCCTGCCTGCGACCTCTGACCCTTGGGCTTTAGTACAGACGGCTCAGGAGACAGGCACAACGGCTTTAACTACCGCTGTAGCGGAGATAGCGCCGCACTTAGGCAGCGAGTTAGTCTCAGCTGCTCCACGCTGCCCTCATGGCACGATGATATGGGCCGAGGGAACAGCTAAAAGCACTGGTAAGCCATGGGCTGCATATAAGTGCACCGAGAAAAACAGAGCTAACCAATGCCTACCGGTATGGCACGTTATGACCTCATCGGGTCAATGGAAGCCTCAGGTGTAATCATGGGCGATTTAATATTTATCAAAGATGGCTATGCAACGACTATCCATGCAGACGGCGCAATAACTATTACTCAGTCCGATACGTGCGATGTATGCCTAAAAAAGGTGTCGGTCGTAGGTGGCCGTACTGTAAGAGACTCAGCTGGCGAAATCATCCAATGGATGTGCGCAGAGTGCAGGGCTTAGTGCTAGACCGCGTGATCTTAGATAGATCTCAAGAGATCACCGCGCACCGTACAGCTTTAGAGCGCGCTGCCGTCATGTCGGATGAGTGGTTTCGCTTGTATGGGCAACAGCTCAATTACCACGAGATGATCGCCCAGCATGCCGAGAGCGTAGGCGCTGAAATAGCTGTAGCTGAGTATTTTGGCTTACGAGGCTTCATGCCCTCTATTCATACCTTTAAGGCTGAGGCTGACGTAGAGACTCCTGAGGCTCGTATAGAGGTCAAGCACACTCGACATATTAACGGCCATCTCATCCTGCAAGAGTCACAGCGCTCGCGCCCTAATGACGTCTGCATCTTGGTATGGGGTAAAAGCCCTGTCTATCACTTAGCTGGATGGATCCCGGCCTTTATGGCCATGAGGCCACGCTATAAGCACACTCAGCAAGGTAACTACTGGGTCAATCAGCGGGATCTATTTGAGATGAAGTATTTAAGGAGCTCTAACTATGGCGACACACAAATCTAAGTGCCGTATATGTAAGCGCATAACTCCTCATGATGAGCGCATAGTCACAGATAACCTGCCGCCTTACGTAAAGACCCTGCAATGCGTTATGTGTGGCGTTATGGGCGTTGTCCTTATGGAGGATATTGATGCCTAGAAAACTATTAGACCTATTTTGTGGGGCAGGTGGCGCATCCATGGGCTATGCACGTGCCGGCTTTGAGGTTACTGGCATGGATATAAAGCATGGTAAGCGTTATCCCTTTGAGTACATACGTAAAGATGTAATGGAGCTAAGGCCCGAGGATTTAGATGAGTATGACGTCATCCACGCCTCGCCTCCTTGCCAGACCTTTAGCGCTACGCGCCATCTACGTAACGCTCAAGGTAAAACTACATCTAAGCAAGACCTATTAGCTCAGGTGCGCTCGCTGCTCGTAGTGTCAGGTAAGCCGTATGTCATAGAAAACGTTAAAGGCGCTCCCCTGATCGATGCGGTGCAGGTATGCGGCTCGGCTTTTGGTCTCAAGGTGCGTAGGCATAGGCTGTTTGAGAGCAATATGCCACTACGAGGTACAGAGTGCCACCATAAACAACAGGGTAAACCTGTAGGCATATATGGCTCTATGCGTGATGAGATCCCGGGCGGTGGACATACAGCTAAGACTATGTCTGAGGCTAAGGATGCTATGGGTATCGAGTGGATGATATGGAGCGAATTAGTAGAGGCTATTCCACCGGCATATACACACCATATAGGGCTGCAATTATGAGTATCGACACGCCCAAGATCCCGCGTAATATCAAATGGGTTTGGTTGCTCATGCTACCCTTAGTGTTCTTAAATACATCTCCTGCTAACGCAGCTAATATAAAAGAGATAGATAAATATAAAATATACATACATCTAAAAGTACTGAATTATAATGAGTTTAGATGTATAGAAAAGTTATGGTCTAAAGAAAACAGGTTATGGGATCCCTATGCCAAGAATAAGAAATCAACAGCTTATGGCATACCTCAGCTTCTAAAGCTCAAAGAGCGTAATCCCTATGTACAAATGGATTTAGGTTATAAGTACATAGTCCATCGTTATAAGACTCCTTGTAAAGCCTTGGCCTTTCATGCAGCCAAGGGGTACTACTAATGGTGCAAGGTAGTCACGATCCAAGGCTCAGTAAAAAGTACAAAACTCAGCGGCTCATAGTCTTAGCTCGTGATGGTTATGAGTGTGCTTATTGTGGTCAGGATGCTACGACTGTAGATCACATCGTTAGCCTTAAAGCCGGAGGCGATCCAATCGCTTTAGACAATATGGTTGCCTGTTGTAAGCGCTGTAATTCAAGCAAGGGATCACGCTCACAAGGCGTTTTTTTAGCGTCAGGTTTTACCCCCCCTGTCTTTTCAACCTATGTCTCCCCGATGCAGTCCGAGACGATGCTGGACAGTCCTTTTAAGACCCGACCTAATCCAGATCAATGACAACT